TAAACTGGGTGACAAAAGAAATAACTATCTAAAGCACTGGTATCAAAACTCGTTGAAGCTGTTAAGTCAGGATCGGAAATTCCTTTAGTTAAAAACCAATGAGTCTGTTCGTGATCAAAAAAATTAAGTACTTTTTCAAAAATTTCTTTTTCTAGATAATTATCAATAACTCGTAAGTCACATTTCTGTTTCATATGGGTGAGTTAGGTAAGCCAATCAACTGGTATGGCGTGATATGCACACCATTTAATTCCGTAACGCTTGCACCATTGTGCATACGTCGTCTTTGATTTCTTAGATATTTTTTTATAAGGGTCTTGAAAGACCATGCGTAAATCTATTTCCGGATGTTCTTTAACCACCTGACGTGTCTTACGCCTACTGGTGGGGTCCCAATATCCTTTCACTTCTAGAATTATGCCGTTAGATAAAATAAAATCTGGCGTATAAAGGTGCTGAATTGTATAAGGAAAGCTTGTACTTTCATATTCATAATCAACACCCAGTTCGCATAAGAGATCAGAGACTTTCTCCTCTAATCCTGATTTAAACATTAGAAGTCGTCGTCTTCGACTGAGCTAGGAGCTAAGTCAGGTTGTACGTTTGGGTCATCAGCTTTGAAGCCAGCAGTTGTACCAAACAATTCGGCTACGCCGTCCTCGTCCAAGTCACCAGTATCTACACCAGCTCCAGTCTGGACGGATACTACTTGCACTCCACTAAGTTTTAGTGAGGTACCGTATGTAACACCATCACGGAGTATATAAGGCTTTTGAATAAAGCCAATCTTAACTTTGGATCCTTCATAGACGGGTGTATCTAGGTTAGTTATTGGTGTGCCTTCAGTGTCTACAACTGGTGGACGTTTATCCTCTGCCCATGAAAACTTAACGATGAATTTTCCTTCGCTAACTTCTTCCCATGGTTCAGGTCTTAAAGTTGATCTCTTTGGGTTCTTGAGTTTTGATTCTGCCCATTTAAGACAGTCAGTTCTCTCTTCTTCAAGTGCATTAACTATGCTACTGTCAACAATTGCTTTCAGTGAATAGCCAAATTTACTTGGCTTCAGTACAGCTTGATAACCACTAAGAGTTACAGGCTGTGGGGTTATATGTATGTTTCTTGCCATTAACAAAAAAAGTAAGTGGATTCAATTACGGATTCTGGTTCCAGATCTCCAATAATCGGTGGTTCAGACTCAGCTCCAATAGCTTGGGCAAAGTCGGTAAGGAAGTCATGCTCCGCAAAGAGGTGCATGTATGTATCTCTAACTAAGGTGGATAACATAGTCATATCAGTGGCTCTGCACAATACCGAGTCATGTATCAGACTGATAGGTGCATCGAACTGGGTAGCTGATATGTGTAGCAGTGATGCGTCTAGTGAATGAATAAGGTTAGGAGCTGTAGCGTTCTTGTGATGACGTAGATCTACGCCTTTCTCACCGTCAGCTATTTTGATTCGACATCTACCTAAGAGCATTAGCTCAATGATTTTGGTATCCATCTTCATAAGTCTCTGTGTTACACGGAAACCTGAAGGCGTTACCCACATCAATTCAGTAGCACCTTTTCGTATAGCTCTACTAACTTCTTGTTCTATCCATCGCATAACCTTCATCGGTCCCGGGACGACATCTTCCATAGCGTCACGGACTGCTTTAACTACTTGAGTCAGTTCTTCTTTTTCAACCTCAATATCTATATCTTTAAATGCGTCACGAATATACTGTCGATTGCTGAAAGGCTTTGCGTTGTAAGGGATTGTCATCACGCAACGCTTGGTTTTTTTTCTGTCCCAGTAAGGACGTAACCTCTCAGGTATCTGAGATCTACTCTGTTCTGCTATTACTGCATAAGCATCTTGCGGTTTATCACTAGGTAATACGTTTACCAGTGAAGCTGTGGACTTATCTCGTGCTAATCCTGCTAAGATCTGTAGACCTGAGCATGTAGCATCGGTAGCCACGGGTAATCCTGTTGTGCTTGATGAGTGTGTAATAACTACGTCATAGTATTCTCTACAACTAGCTAAAAATTGCCAAGGTTCGTCAGCAGTCTCCCAGTCCCCGATATTATTTATCGGATCTGTAGCGACACGTATGATCCTTGCCTTATTCTCAATAAGCTTCGGCCACATTAGTCTCTCGTCTAACGTTGCCTTATCAAGACCAACAGTTGTTGCTACTTGGAAAGCTAACCATGACTTACCATCTTCAGTTATCTCAGCCTCATCAGAAAACCTAATAAGACTCTTACCAAAGTCAGTATCTTGTGGTGTAAGGAAACTAGGTATAGGGTATGCTCTACCTCTATAGTCGTAGCTCCAAGGAATGAAGTAATCTTTGTCTTTAAACTCTCTGGCTACATTCATAGTCATACGAGTACGACAACTAGCTCTCCATTCGTTAGCGTTCTTGTTCTTGGCATTGGCTGCCTTCTTCTTCCACTCCTTCCTAGCTGTCTCATTTGTCTCAATATCAAATGGCTTAGGAGGTTCAGGATAATGTAATACGGGATGAAACTTTCCTACCTCTATCTGTCTCTCTTCTAACTCTTCAGCAACTTGTACTGTAAAGGGATTCAGACGGTATTTTACTTTCTGTATTGAGTTCAGAAACTTATAAATAGTTTCCCCCTGTATAGGTAGGGGTACCCCTCTGCGTACCATCTCATGGCACTGCGTTAGCTCGTTTAAATAGTAGCCACCTTCATGTACTGGAGACCAGTCTCTTGGTTCTACTAACATCGGCCACGCCATCGGACTAAACAATTCAGCTAGTCTGACTATCTCTTCTTTCTGTGCATTAAAAGCTGGTGTAGGTTCAATGTATTGGTCAGATCTTTTTGCTACTCCTTTGGTGACTCTCTCAAACCAACCACTGGATTCACATATACAATCTAAAAACCAAGCACCTACCTTTACACGTATTGGTACAGTCCATGTACGCCATGCTGGGATATCATGCTTCTGGATGATAGTCTGCATAGACTTACGTTTATATTCTGTACCCTTAGCTTGGTGCCAGTAGTTGTCCTTGAGAGTTTTGAATAGAGCTGGTGCTATATCCTCGTAGTATCTCATCTGACTTTCAGCTTCTAGAGCTGCACCTATGGCATCAGCAACCTTTAATATTTTTGAATTATCTCTGCGATTAGAAAATACTTTATCGAATGTAAGCTTAGCTGTGATAGCTGCCTGTGATTCAGTGTCCACAGCCATGATATATGGCAGTAGTTCAATCAAATGTCCAGCCCCACCCTTAGCTACTTCTAATCGTTTCTTTTTCTTCTCGTCTATATACTTTATCAAATACGGTAGGAGAGTTTCTATACTTGCAGAGCCAAAAACTGTGGCAGAGCCGTAATCTTTATCAAGTAATTTCTTGGTATCAGATCTGATCTTCTCTAAGCCACCCTTTATCTGTTTTCGCTCGAAACTCGCCTGTCTTTCTAGATCAGACTTAAGCATTTATTAGTCGGTAGATTACATAATTTAAACTATGCAAAGGTGTATATATCTATAAACCATTGCAATAAAAAAGATCTCAGCTATTCAGCCAAGATCGAGGTACACCACTGTATTCAGATTTCGTAAGATTTTAAGTCCGGCGTGTCTACCAATTCCACCACACTCCCAAGGGATCTCGGCGATAAAATTGTAACAGACACACTTAACATATAACCAATACGTAAAGAAAAGTGGTGTTTTGCAAACCTTGTAGATGCGGTAGATTACACATATGCAAAGTCTACTGAGTTAGCTCTCTTGCTTAGATCCTTATCAAATGAATGTAAGTATCTTTCGGTAACTCGGGTGGAACTATGACCCAAGTGGGTAGCAACATCAACGATGTTCATACCTGATTGAACAAGTAAGGTGCCACATGTATGTCTCAGTCCGTGAAATTTCCATGGACTGTCAACACCAACCGGTTTTTGTAATGCTCCAGTAATACATCTGTTAAACCATGTCCGCATCTGATCGGCATTTAACCAATCGTCTCCGAACGTAAGTCCACATGGATTAAGAGCAATACGCTTAGTAAGAATAGGCATCAATGAATCGTGAATACCTATGTAACGGGACTTACCCTTTTTACCTTTAGGAAACATAATCTCAATTGACTTATGCTCAAGATTTATCTTGTCATTAGGCAACTTGAGTATTTCATTTTGTCTCATCCCTGATAACGTAGCAAACAGAATCATATCTCCTAAATCATCGTTAGCCAGAATACTTCTAGCGTACTTAATCATTAAGTTGATTTCCTCTGAAGTGAATGCGTCCCGGGAAT